ATGTACTTTCAGTTCCGACATAATATGTACTGTAAGTTCACATTTGACTCGGAGGCCTTATGCGGCCGCTCAAGAAATCGATCGATGACGCCGGCGGTGTTCCGACCGTGGCCTTGGCCTGCGGAAAGACCCCGCGCGCTATCTACAAGTGGCTTGTTGCCGACGCACTGCCGCGCACCGAGTACACCGGCGAAACCCAATACGCCAGAAAAATTGCGGAACTAGCTGCCGTAAAAGGCAAGCCATTCGATCCAGCCTGGCTGCTTGCCGAGGCTCATCCCAAGAAGTCAGCTGCTTAACCAATTTCAACAGCCAGGAGCATCGAAACATGTACATGGACCCCAATCAAAAGCGCGCCATTCCGGTGAAGGTTCGTTTCGAACCTGTTCTTGATCGGATTCTGCGCAAGGCCGCTACAAAGACCCGCATGCAGCACGCCACGTACCTCTACGAAATCATCGAGTGGGCTGTTGCAAACGGCGTGATCGAGGAACTCATGCAGGACAAACAAGAAGATATCGCGGGCTGACGGGCCTATGGAGTCCCGAATGACCATCGAGCTTGAAAAGTTGCCGCCTAAAACGCGGCAAGCAGTAGAGGGACTGATGCGCCAGAACGGTTGGAGCTTCGACCGAGCCATCAACGAAATGATGGAAACCGCCATTGCAGGCGGGGCGCTTTCAGAAGTAGGGCGCAAGAAGGCCAAGGTGCTTCAACTGGTGACCCCAATGAGGGCCTCAGGCAGGGACTCTTGAGGGTAACCAAGAGGGCCTCTGCCAAATCCGAGACGAAAAAAAGCCAGGTTCGTGGCCTGGCTCTCTTAAAAACGCGTTGTGGAGCAAATCATGCACCAATCAATCCAAACGATCAATACCCCGGCCAGTGTCGCGACACATTTTGGCAACGGTGAAAACGTGTCGCGCACTTCGTCTGTCGATGAAATCGCTTCCACGCTCGAATCTATTGCTTCTGGAGACGCACCGCTCAGTGTTGTTTACGAGTGGGCGTTTAAGGTGATCGCGTTCGCGAGCCAGAAGGTTGGATCAATCAATCTTGGTGACCTTGATCACATGTACGCGCCACAGGCTCGGCTGGCTCTTGATGAGATTGAGTCGGGCCGGGACTACCTGAAGCTAATCGCCCCAGCTTTCGACAAGTACCCAGAAGTCGCCAGCAGCATCAAGCACCACCTGAGCGCGCTGTTCTACGCCGAAGCCACTCTGATCCCGTTCTTCATGCTTTCGAACAAGACAGCGGTAGAGCGCGACACGTCCTCGACAAGCACCTACATCGTTCAGCACCCGCTCACAGGGATGATCAAGATCGGCCGGACCAGTGATGTCCCTGGCCGCATCAAGTCCTTGCAAACCGGTGCGGGCGCCATCCTAACCACCCTCGCTGTTATCCCCAGAGATATTGAGCACAAGCTCCATACGAAGTTTTCTGACCTTCGCCGTCACGGTGAATGGTTCGAGGATGTGGATGGGGTCATCAGCGCCTTTGCAAAGACGCAGGAGGCGGCGTAATGGCTCGCGCACGCAATATCAAACCGGCCCTGTTCAAGAACGAGATCCTCGGTGTCGCCGACCCGATGGCGACGTTGTTGTTTGAGGGCCTGTGGCTGCTGGCTGATAAAGCCGGCCGGCTCGAAGACCGACCGATTCGTATCAAAGGCGAGCTGTTTCCGTACCGTGATGGTGTCGACATCGAAGGCCTGTTGGGTTTTTTGGCCTCCGAAAGCTTCATCACTCGCTACACCGTTGATGCAAAGCGGTACATCCAGGTTGAGAACTTCGACAAACATCAGAACCCGCATCGTAATGAACCGGAGTCGGTTATCCCTTGTGCATCAATGGGTTGTATCACTACCGATTTTGGCAGAACTACTTCTGCCAAAATCGGGAGCGCTCCGGCTGATTCTCTGATTCCTGATTCCGGATCCCTGACTCCTGACCCCCTCAACACGTCAACGCCTCCGGCATTGCCGCCTTCGCCGAGTGACGAGCTTTTCCCAAAGTTCTGGAAGCTGTACCCGAACAAGAAGGGTAAGGCCGCCGCCGAGAAGGTATGGAAGAAACTCAATGTCACTGATGACCTGTTTGCTCTGATCGCCCAAGGCCTCTCCAAGCAGGTGGTGTGCGCTGAATGGACCAAGGATGGCGGGCAGTTCATCCCGCATCCATCAACCTGGCTGAACGGCAAACGTTGGGAGGACGAAGTCTCAATGCCGAGCAACGTGCACCGCCTGCCTACCAGCCGGCACACCGGCTTCGCTGACCGTGATTACCAAGCCGGCCTGATCAAGCGGGAGGATGGTACTTATGCGTTCTGAGAAAGTTATCACCATGCCTACGACGGCCCCCGATCCGCGGCAAACCACCGGCGTATGCGAAGAGCACGGCCAGTTCTCGCAGATCGTGAATGTGATCTTCGGCAAAGAGTTCAAGACCGGCTGCCCGGACTGCCAGCAGATCGCCAAGGAAGCCGAGGCCGCTCGCGTCAAGCAGCTGGCTCGCGACGAACTGGTCTACAAGCTCGGTTCTGCGCTGGTGCCGAAGCGCTTCACCACCAAGACCTTGAATAGCTACGCCGCGGAATCAGCCGGTCAGCAGGAGGCGCTTCGCGTCTGCCGCAAATACGCGGAGAAGTTTCCGGAAATCTCGCAAACCGGCCGCTGCCTTTTGCTGCTGGGCAAGCCCGGCACCGGCAAGACGCACCTGGGCGTGGCCATTGCCAACGAGATCATGCGCAAGACCGCTGCTACGGCCGTGTACCGAACGATCGGCTCGGTCCTGCAGGACATTCGCGCCACCTACGACAAGGCCAATGATCGCAGCGAGAGCTGGATCCTGTCGGGGCTGATCAGCCCGTCGCTGCTCATCCTCGATGAGATTGGCGTGAGCAAGGAAACCCCGAGCGACTTCGAGCTGACCACGCTGTTCGCAATCATCAACGGCCGCTACGAGCAGATGCGCCCGACGGTGATCATCTCCAACCTGGACGCAAAAGCGCTGCCTGCCGCCATTGGTGAACGCTGCGCAGATCGCCTGCGCGAGGGTGGGGTGATCGTTGTTCCGTTCGAGTGGGAATCGCAACGCGGCAAAGAGGCTTTCTGATGGTTACTCAATCCAAAATCACGCTGGCCTGCACCATGGCTGGTTTCTCCATCGGCGTGTTCTGCGTCCTGATCACCATGGCGGTGACGTCATGACCGACAAGATCAGCGTCAACAGCCAGGCAAAGCTCACCGAGGCGATAACCTGCCTCAACACGATGTTCCGGGAGAAGAAGTTCGTCGTTGTGTCGCTGCGCCCTGGCAAGGATCGCACGCTCGACCAGAACGCCCTGTGGTTCGCCCTGTACCAGCGCATCGCCCAGATGACGCAGATCGGCGACGTCGAGGATGCGCGCCGGTACTGCAAGCTGCACTTCGGCGTGCAGATCCTGGTGAACGAGGATGACGATTTCCGCAACGGCTGGTACCGGACCATGCGCCATCTGACCTATGCGGAGAAGCTGGATCTGATGGGCGCCAATCCGTTGTTCGGCCCGGACGGATTCCCGGTAACCCGGTTGTTCAGTCGAGCCCAGGGCATCGCCTACACGGACCGAATCGTGGCCGACTTCACTGGGCGTGGCGTGGTGTTCACAGATCTGCTGGGCGAGGTGGCTGCATGAGTCTTGCCGCAAAACAGCCTCGACCGAAGAAGTGCAAGAACCCAGCCTGCGGCATCAGCTTTCCGCCGCAACGTCTGGGACAGGCTGTATGCAGCCCCAAGTGCGGCCTGGCCATCAAGGATGTGAATCAGGAGAGGGCGCGGAAGTCGCTGGCCCAGATCGAGCGCCGGGAGATCAAGGTCCGCAAGGAGAAGTTGAAGAGCCGGGCGGATCACCTGCGTGAGACTCAAGCTGTTTTCAACGAATGGATCCGCCTGCGTGACGCTGCGCTTCCGTGTGTGAGCTGCGGCCGATCCCATGAAGGCCAATGGCACGCCGGACACTATCGCACCGTAGGAGCGAACCCCGAGCTTCGGTTCAATCCCGACAACGTCCACAAGCAGTGCGCGCCCTGCAACAACCACAAATCCGGCGACATCGTGAATTACCGGATCAACCTGGTGAAACGGATTGGCTTGGAACGCGTCGAGATTGTTGAAGGGCCTCATAAGCCCCAGCGCTACACCATCGAAGATTTGAAAACCATGAAGGCCGATTACCGGGCACTGATCAGGGAACTGAAGGGAGCAGCAGCATGAAGATCAATTCTGCACGCCAGGCATGGCATGACTGCACGTACAGCCCGGCCCCGGGCCAAAAATCCGACGCCGCCGTGCTGGGCGTAGTGGTGCAGGGCACCGAGCGGGGACCGACCGCGGATCATGCAGTGCACGGCGCATTGGCTGGTCAGATTCAATCGGCGATCGCGCGCCTTCACCGCCAGCTGCGCGCATTCGGTAATGCGATGTACGCGGCCGAGCCGACCGATGATGATCGGGAAGAGGCAGAAGAGGCGGTGTTTAATCTGGCGTGCAGCCGTGCGCCGCGCATGACCGCCGACAAGAGGGAGCGCGCCGAGTACGTGGCCAAGGGAGTGTTCCGTCGTTACCGCTACATGCACCAGGGTGGCCAGTCGGCCAATGATGATCCGCTGATCAAGCCCGAACTATTCAGGGCCTGGGTGAATGGCGAGTACGGGATCAGGCTTCCATCCGCTGCTTGGGGCCGAGACTGGGAGCCGTTTGTGCAGCTCTGCTTTGATGCCTGCTACGACATTGACGCGAAGGCGCTGAGTCCAATCGGCGGGGTGATTTACAAGATGAAAGAGGCCGCTTGACTTCCCGCACGGCTGAGGGCAATATTTCGCCACTGTTAGAGTTTTGCCTTCGGCAACTTCCCATAAGATTCAAAAAAAACCGGCCATCGCGCTGGGTTTTTTTATGTCCGTTCATCTAATCGAACGCACCCTCTAAGCCCGCCGACTTCCAACAAGTACGGCCCAGCATTTCTGGACCTCATTGGTGAGGTGGGTATGTCTAACGATTCGAATTTCCAAGGCCAAACGCAAGGTTCTGATCCCGCCAAGCCTGAACCAGGCACAGATGAACCGACGCTCGATCCTGATGATCCGAACAAATACGATCCTTTGAAAAATCCAAGCGAAGATCGTCCCGAGGATTGGAAGCAACCTGGTGAGAGGACTACTCCAGAGGCTGATGAAGAAACACCGCTCTCAGACGATATGCGATAGGAGATAGGCCTGGCCATGGCGTTTGACAAGCTACGGCCATGCCACCTATACCTATGTGAAGCACGATGCGTTGCCGCAAGGGACGTCCGGCAGTCATGCGCATCTGATGTTGCAAGAACAACCAACGCCAACTGCCCGCACATGCGGGACCAATTCAAAGCCTCGCCATCGTGCGGGGCTTTTTTATGCCTCAAATTTACCGCAGCCAGGGCGGCCTCACGGAAGACTTGGACACTGATCAGCCGGTCGTGCAGTGCTACCACAAAACTTAACGCCCTCATGATTTCGTTGCTGCGCGAGACGAACCGTCGAGACTGGTGCAGTTGGGTGCCGGCGATGATGAAACTTTTGGCGGACAGGAGGGAAAAGTCCCTTGCGCATTCTTTAGGCCTCGCAGATTCGGATCTTGTTCGAATTCCGCAGCGCCCTACATATCAGACGTTTGCACATTCCTCGCCTTGCCGTAAGATTTGTGTAAGTGGCTTAATGCTATCTTTACGCATGGAGGAACTGGCTGTGACTGTAGGGCTAATTCAAGGTTTCCCCGCTTCAGACTGGATTCGTGCCCGAGACCAGGCCCGCGAAATATTGATTCGCCGCACTGCTCGTCCGAACCCATTTATTCCGTACTCCGACTTGGTCACGCTTCTAGATTTGCCGATCGAAGCACATGATCCGCGTCTCAGCGCCCTTCTTGATGAGATATCAACTAAGGAGCACGAGGAGGGGCGCGGCTTCCTGACTGCACTCGTCGTTCACAAGCATGGTTCTATGGTTCCTGGGGCGGGGTTTTTTGAGATGGCTCGTCGCTGCGGTTTTGAATTCGATGATGAACAAGATTTTTTTATAAAACAGTACAAGTACCTAATGGATTACTGGCGTGTAAATCGTCCCTAGCTTCAGCTAGCGTCAAGCACACAAAAATCAAGAAGCCCCGACAAGTTCGGGGCTTTCTTTTTCATGCCCTGTTCGGAGTCGAGCGCATGGAGTTCTTCCATCGTCAGGTGTCTGTCCGAGTAAAGCTTTCTCGTATATACAGATTTCCCGCTGCGCCTTCTTGAACCTGCAAACGGTTCGTTCATAGAGGGCCTCATTCAGGCCTCTGCATTCGCTGGGGCTTTTTCGTATCTGGCACCCACGCCATCGTCTTTGCTCCGAGCGGATGAAAGAGGCGTGGAGTGCCGGCCTATTCTCGCTCTCCCCGAAAGGGAGGAATCCGGATGCCAAACATGCCCGACAAACCAGACACCTGGCTCATCGTCATGGCCTGGCTCAGCCAACACTCCCCAATGTTCTATGCCGCGACCCTGTCGTGCTGGATCGCCTTCTTGCGCGTCATCTACGGCGGTGGCGGACGGCGACAGGCAGTTCTCGAAGCGTGCCTGTGTGGCGCGATCACAGCCGGCGCATTCCCGCTGCTCGAATACTTCAACCTTCCATCGAGCCTTGCAGCCGCCGTCGGCGCCGTGATCGGCACTCTGGGGGTTAAGAAAGTGGCCGACCTGGCCGACCGATTCACCGACTTCAAATTACCCAAGCGGCAGGAGTAACCCATGCAACTGATCGACAACTGGAAACAAGCGCTGAGCATGACCAGCGTTCAGGCTGGCGGCGCCATTGCTGCCCTTGGTATGGCTGAACAGCTGCTGCCGCAACTACAGGCCGTGCTGCCACCGGTGGCCTACGGAGTGCTTGGGCTGCTGGTGATGGTTGCCCGCGTGATCCTTCAGCCGAAGTTGAGCAAGTAAGGAGTCAGCATGGCAACGAAGCAGCCCGACTGGGAGGCGATCGAGTCCGCCTACCGGGCTGGCTCGCTGTCTGTACGGTCCATAGCCGAGCGGCACGAAGTCTCGCACGTCGCCATTGCCAAGAAGGCCAAGAAGGAAGGCTGGCAGCGCGACCTGAGCGACAAGGTACGCAAGGCAGTCAAAGCAAAGGTTACCGGGGCGGTTACCACTGACGGTTACCAGTCGAAAGTGGTAACCGAAAAACAGATCATTGAGGACGCCTCAAACGAAGGTGCCGCAGTAGTTCTGGCTCACCGTGCCGGACTGGCCAAGTGGCGAGCGATTGCCGACAAGCTCAGCACTGCGCTGACTGACCTTCCTGTTGTAGCCGAGAATCTGGGCGACTTCTCCCGCGCGCTGAACGCCGGCGTTGATGCTCAGCTGAAAGTCATCAAGGGCGAGCGCCAGGCCTACAACCTCGACACAGAGGAAGGCGACAAGACAGTCAGCGGCCTGTCCGACCTGATGGACGAACTATCGAAGGACGCCTGACATGAAGCCCGAGCACATGAAGCTGCTCCGGGATAAGCGCTGGCGGTTGAACAATCTTTACTTCATCACCGACAAGCAGGGCAAGAAAGTCCGCTTTCGGATGACGGACGAGCAGATCGAATACTTCGACGGGATGCACACCCGCAACATCATCCTGAAGGCTCGTCAGCTCGGATTCACGACTGAGTGCTGCATCATCCAGCTCGACGCCGCTCTTTTTGAGTCGGCCAAGTGTGCATTGATTGCTCACACCCTGAACGACGCCAAGCGCCTATTTCGGGAGAAGGTGAAGTACGCCTACGACAACTTGCCAAAAGAGATCCGCGCTGCTAACCCGGCAAGCAATGACGCTGCCGGCGAGCTAGTGTTCAGCAAGGGCGGCTCGCTATACGTCAGCACGTCCTTCCGTGGCGGCACTCTGCGTTACCTGCACGTCTCCGAGTTCGGGAAGATCTGCGCCAAGTTTCCGCACAAGGCGCGCGAAATCGTCACCGGTGCCTTTGAGGCGGTGGCCACCGATTGTTTCGTCACGATTGAATCGACGGCTGAGGGCCGGGCCGGCTACTTCTTCGATTACTCCCAGACTGCCGAGAAGCAGCTGCTGTCCGGCACGCCGCTCGGCAAGCTGGACTGGAAGTTCTTCTTCTTCAGCTGGCGGAAGAATAAGGCCTACTGGCTCGACCCGGCTGAGGCGGTCATTCCGCAGCGCCTGACCGACTACTTCAACGAGCTGTTCGCCAAGCACGGCATCGACACCAACCCGGGCCAGCGCGCCTGGTACGCCGCCAAGGAGAAGACCCTCGGCGACGACATGAAGCGGGAATACCCGTCGATACCCGCCGAAGCCTTCCAGCAGTCGATCGAGGGCGCCTACTACGCCCAGCAGTTCACCAAGCTGTACGCCGCTCAGCGCATCGGCACGCTGCCAGACAACAACCACCTGCCGGTGATGACCTTCTGGGACATCGGCGTCGGCGACTCCACGGCCATCTGGTTCGTGCGTCAGGTTGGCAACGAGTACCACGTTATCGACTTCTACCAGAACAGCGGTGAAGGCCTGCGTCACTACATGAAGGTGCTCAAGGACAAGGGTTACACCTACTCCGAGCACTGGGGCCCGCACGACATCGACAACCGCGAGTTCGGCAGCGATGCCAAGACCCGCCGAGAGTTGGCCCGTGAGGGCTACGAGATCGACGGACAGAACTACAGCATGACGTTTCAGGTCGTGCCGAAGCTCGGCGTCAATGACGGCATCGAGCAGGCGCGCGAGATCCTGCCCAAGTGCGTCTTCGACAACGCCAAGTGCGAAGAGGGGATCGCCTGCCTTGAGGGTTACCGCAAGGAATGGGACGACAAGCGCGGCTGCTGGAAAGACAACCCGCTGCACGACTGGACATCGCACGGCTCCGACGCCTTCCGTTACTTCGCCGTCGCGAAAAGCGCGAGGAAGCCGGTTAAATCAATCAAAATGGGATTCGCACGATAATGGCAGACGTCACTTTCACCCGCCCCGAGTACGTCGCGGCGAAAAACTGCTGGCGCTTGGTGCGCGACGTCTGCAAAGGCTCGGAAACCATCAAGGCGGCTGGCGACCTGTACTTGCCGCGACCTAACTCTACTGATGTGAGCGCCGATAACAAGGCCCGCTATGAGGATTACAAGAAGCGCGCGGTGTTCTACAACGCCACCGGCCGGACGAAGCATAGTCTGGTCGGGGCGGCGTTTCGGACCTGGCCCACGCTGACCGTTCCCGGTGCTCTGGACTACGTGTCGAAAGACATCGATGGGCAAGGCGTGAGCATCTATCAGCAATCGCAGTCGGTTACCGGGCATCTACTCGAAGTCGGCCGGCATGGGCTACTGGTAGATTACGTCGCTGTCGAAGCTGGCACCGTGAGCAAAGCGGATGAACAATCCGGTCGTGCACGGGCGAACATTGGCAGCTACCCGGCTGAAGCCATCATCAACTGGAAGACTCGCCAAGTCGGCGGCCAGCACATGCTGAGCCTGGTCGTGTTGCGCGAGACGGTGGATGTCGACACCGATGACGGATTTGGTAGCGAGCAGATTGTCCAATACCGGGTGCTACGGCTGGATGCCGCCGGCGTTTATACGCAAGAGGTATGGGAAGAGGGCTCCAGCCAGACGGCAATGGTCACCGCGCCATTTGCCCCGCTGAATGGCCTCGGCCAGCCGTGGCGCGTGATCCCTTTCCAATTCCTCGGCAGCGAGAACAACGACCCTTCGATAGACGACTCTCCGTTGTATGACATGGCCGAGATCAACATTGGCCATTATCACAACAGTGCGGACTATGAGGATTCGGCCTACTTTGCCGGGCAGCCTCAATTCTGGATTTCTGGGCTCGACGAGGCTTGGCGCGATCACCTGGAGGCAAACGGCATCTATGTCGGATCCCGTGCGCCTCTCACTCTACCAAAGGATGGGTCGTGCGGATTCGCCCAGCCTGAGCCAAACACGCTCGTAAAAGAGGCCATGGACGCCAAGAGAGACGACATGGTCTCCCTCGGTGCCCGACTGACCGAACGAGGAAGAGCGGTGAAGACCGCAACCCAGGCTGACAATGACAGCGCCGCCGACCATAGCGTCCTGTCGCTGATCGTGAGCAATGTCAGCGAGGCATATAGTCAGTGCCTGGCCTGGATGGCTGAATTTTCGAACGCCCCAGGCGAGACCGTCTACAAGATCAATCAGGACTTCACCCAGGTCAGCCTGGACGCAGCGATCATGTCCGCCCTGTTCAATGCCGTGCAGGCCGGTCGCATGCCTGAGTCGGACTTCTGGCAATACCTGCGTGATCGCGGGGTGATCGACGCCGAGAAGACCGACGAGGAAATCCGGGGCGAACTGGAGTCCAGCGCGGCGGGCCTGGCCCTTGGCGGTGATTGATGACGACCATCGAGCAGCTGGATAGCAGCATCCGCAACATGGTCATGCTGGAGCGGCTAAAGTCGGGAGAGGCGAAGAAGTTTAGCCCCTTCCTGGTGAAGATCGACCAGAGCATCAGGGAGCGGCTGAGCGGCGATGAGCTGACCAGCTTCACCCGGGCGCGCCTGGACAAGCTGCTGAATGAAGTCGATGCGGTACTGACTGAAATTCTCGGCCGCTACACCGATCAGATGCAGCTCGACTTGATGGACATTGCGCAGTCGCAGGCCAGCTTTGAGGCCAAGCTGCTGACCAATACGTTGCCGGTCGGTATCAGCCTCGATGCGGCCGTTCCGGCGCTCCTGACACTCAGGACCGCAGCCTTCAAGAACCCGCTCAGCATCAAGGGCAATGGCGGCGGCAAGCTGCTTGAGTCCTTCATCAAGGACTGGTCTAGCTCCGAGGTCGAGAAGATCAGCGGGGCGATTCGACAAGGCTGGTTCGAGGGCCAGACCAACGCCGAGATAGTCCGACAGATCCGCGGCACCAAGGCGCTCGCCTACTCCGACGGCATCCTGGCCACGACCGAACGCAATGCCGGCACGGTGGTGCGCACGTCGGTGCAGCATGTCGCCAGCCAGGCGCGCAATGAGGTTGCCAAGGCGAACGACGAGTTCGTCACCGGTGTGCAACTGATCGCCACCCTGGACAGCAAGACGACGCCGTTGTGTAGATCGATCGATCAGCAGGTCTACCCGGTCGACTCAGGGCCCCGGCCACCGTTCCACCCGAGCTGCCGCACCAGCTTCATCCTTCTGACCAAGTTCAGCCAGATGTTCAGCAAAGGCGCGACCCGGGCGAGCGTCAACGGCCAGGTGCCGGCGAGCCTCACGTATTACGCCTGGCTGAAGACCCAGCCGATGAGTTTCATCGAACTGGCCATCGGCCCGAACCGCGCCAAGCTGCTGATGAATGGCGGCCTCGACGCTGACAGGTTCGCCGCCCTGCAGCTGGGGAAGAGCTTTAAGCCCATCACCCTGGACCGCATGCGCGAACTTGAACCGGAAATGTTCAAGCGCGCTGGCATTTAAGTGACAGCACTCCAAACCAGTTGGTATAACCCCCGCCTCTAAATTAGGAGGCGGAAATGAACTGGATTTTGGTTCTATGCGGTGTCGCCGCATGTGTTATTTGCGGGTTCCTAGGGCTCACAGCCGGCATAAATATGAACCCTGAGTCGACGGTACGGTTTGTGCCGAACTGGGGAAGTGCTGGAGATTGGGTATCAGGGATTGGAGCGCTTTTGGCAGTGATAGTCACCTTGTTGCTTGCAGATAAGCAGCGTCGGGAAGATGCCGAACTGCTTAAGGTCGTCGCCAATGCCAGTTTTCCAGTGGGTCCAGGATTCTATGGGCTGCCGTTTATTTCTGTAGAGCTAACGTCCGAAGGAAAGAGACCTGTCACTGTCACAGGTCTGAATGTGACTTCACCGCACAGCAAAATGCGAGTGCAAATAACTGACCTTGCTCAACATTCTCCCGATAAATTGCCCGTTCGCCTTGAATATGGCCAACGAGCAAGTATTCATCTTCAGGCGGGTGCGGAAATTCAAATCGCCCAGTTTGTGCTTGAGCACTGCGGTAATCGCACAGACGGTCTGAAATTTGTCGTGAACACTACGACGGGTTACTGGGAAGGCCATCTGTCTAAAGGTCTTTTCAGAATGAGGGAGACAGCCGCAAAGCTTAGCCTGCCATAACGGTAAGCCCTACCACTCGGTAGGGCCTTTCAATTCTGAGTCAATTTACGTTTTTTATTAATCCGCGACACGAAACGGCAATCCGCGTTTCGTGTCGCGCATTACCTCAAACCCCGCCAGGTGCGGGGTTTTTCACATCTGGGTGCAGGGCCTGCAAACCGACTCTGGGAGACAACGCCAAGCTATTCCGTGAACACGTCGTAGTTTCGTGATCGTTGACTGAGGGAAAAGATCTACATATACAGTCCGTTCTTTCCTTTTTGTTTCGGTAAGTCATGAGCGAAGAACGAGATATTCCAGAGCCCGAGCACGACCACCTGCTCGATCATGAATTCCATGATGACGAGTCATGGGTTGAAGAAGGCGCTCAGGCAATTGCTGACGAGGAAGACGATGACGTTGATTTTCTTGATCAGATAGATCAAGACGACTGAAACGAAAAACTTAACACCCAAAAGGCCCACCCATTCGCACAGGCCCACATTTTTGAATCAAGCCCTGGCAGCCCGCCGGGGTTTTTTATGCCAATTTTTTACACAGGCCTCGTCAATGACGGGGCCTTTTCATATCTGCGGGCTGGGTCCGCCAATCGTCTCTGGGAGACAACCAATGCTGAAATTCCAACTGGACAGCCTGGATGGTGTCGATGAATCCGTGCGCGCTCTTTACACCGAGAAGGACGGCAAGTTCGTACTCGGCATTGAAGGTTTGCCGCAGCAAGAAGATGTATCGGGCCTGAAGTCCAAGGTCGAGGAGCTGCTGAGCGAGAAGAAAGCGGCCGAGAAGGCCCGTCGCGAAGCTGAGGACGCAGCCCGCGCCGAACGCGAAGAGGCGGCTCGCAAGTCCGGCAACGTCGAAGAGCTCGAAAAGTCTTGGTTGGAAAAGTACAACCGCCGCGAAGCCGAGCTGAACGGCATGCTGGAACAGGAGCGAGGCAGCTTGAGTGGACAGATCAGAGATCTGACTGTCGGCCGTACCGCTACTGACATCGCGTCTGCCCTGGCAATCCCAGGCAGCGCCAAAGCCCTGTTGCCGCACATCGAGCGCCGTCTGTGCGTCGAGCAGCGCGACGGGAAGCCTGTTGTGGTCGTGCTCGACCAGCAGGGCAAGCTCTCGGCGGCGACGCTGGATGAGTTGAAAGCAGAATTCGCAAACGACACGGCCTTCGCGCCGTTGATCGCGGGTAGCAAGGCATCTGGTGGCGGGGCTTCAGGTGCTGGGAATGGCGGCGGGGCCGCAAAAGGCAATATCGGCGGCACCAAGACGGAACGCACTGCGGCAATCGCCAGCAAGTTCCCGGATCTCCCTCTTAAATAAAGGATTCACTTCATGTCCCTTGCACAAATGCAGGTTTTCAACGACTTCATCATGCCGGCCACGCTGGAAAGCCTGGATCAGATGCTTGCGGCGTTCAACGCTGCCAGCAATGGCGCGATCATCCTGTCCCCGGACGGCTTCACTGGCGACTTCCTGCAAGAGTCGTTTTTCAGTGCTCTAGGTGGCGCTCAACGTCGCGTGGATCGCAATGCAGCCAACGGTGCGGCGTCGGTTACCGACCTGACCGAGCTGAAAAACACCACTGTGAAGGTTGCTGGCGGTTTCGGCCCGCTGCGTTACGAGCCTTCGCAAATGACCTGGCTGGAGCGCCCGACCGTGCAAGGCGTCGAGGTCGCATCGCGCGCCTTCGCTGAGGTTCTGCTGAAAGATCAGCTGAACACTGCCATTGCCGCGCTGGTTGCCGCGATCACTGCGCAGGCCGCCGCGACCAATGATGTATCTGCCACCGCCGGTATCACTCAGGCCGCCCTGAACAACTCGCACGCCAAGTTCGGCGATGCCTCGCAGAACCTGATTGCTCAGGTCATGCAGGGCACCACCTACCACAAGCTGGTAGGTCAGAACCTGGTCAACGCTGCGCAGCTGTTCCAGGCCGGCAACGTTCGCATCGTCGACATCCTTGGCAAAATCTCCGTCGTTACCGACGCCCCGGCTCTGGCTCAGGCCGGCACTCCGAACAAAGAGATCATTTTGTCTCTGGCGGCCGGCGCTGCGCTGGTTCACGACAACCGCGACATCATTTCGAACGTTCAGACCGTCAACGGCAAAGAGCGCATCGAAACCACCATCCAGACCGACTACACCTTCGGCTTGGGCCTGAAGGGTTACACCTGGGACACCGCGAACGGCGGCAAGTCTCCGTCCAACGCGGCGCTGGCCACCGGTACCAACTGGGACAAGACCGCCACCAGCATCAAGGACACCGCTGGCGTGGCCCTGATCGGTGACGCTTCCAAGTAACCCACTTAATGCCGCGCCGGGGCAGCCTGGCGCCGCGGAGGATCAAGCATGACCGATAAGAGCATCTGGTATCTGCCAGGCCCGTTTCACCGCTACGAAGACGACGTGAAGGCCATCGCCAAGAAGGCCGGTCTGCGTATCGTCGACGCCAACGTAACCGAGAGTCGCGACGGTGAATGCGAGAAGCCGCCGAAGGTGAAGCTGAAGGACGTGGCGGCTCCCCCGGTAGTTACGATAATCGGCGACGACAAGACCGTGCTGGAAGAGATGATCGGTAAGCTGCAAGCCGAAAGCGACACCATTCGTGCGTTGGTCGACGGCCTGGAATCCGGTGAGGTTTTAAAGCCAGACGCGGGTGAACTGGCTATGCGCTTGTACGATGCGCTCGACCTTATCCGCAACAAGGTTGACGAGTTGGCCGAAAGCCGAGATCTGGCCGCCCGGGAGCGTAACGCCCTGCAGGCAGAAGTCGACGCGTTGAAGAAAGTGGAAGCCGAGCGCGTCGAGAAGGCCGCCAAGTCCAAGCCTGATGCCAAGCCGCCAACGCCTTGACCGCTGATAAGGCGGCCCAGGCCAGCGAGTAACCAGCAATGCAGCCCTTCTCCGGAGGGGCTTTGCCCGGAGGGTAGCCAGTGTCACTGATCATTGAAGATGGCACCGGGAAGCCGGACGCCGACAGTTTCGCCACGGCCACCGAGCTGGTCGACTATGCCGCCAAGTACGGCGCGACCATCCCTGCCGACGAGCCTGCACAAGAATCCCTATTGCGCCGCGCTGCACTGGCCATGGATGCCTACAACTGGAAAGGCACCCGCACCATCGGCGATCAGGCCTTGTCGTGGCCACGTCGAGACGTAACCATCGACGGGCGAACCCTGCCGTCAGATTCGATTCCTGTTCGGATCAAGTCCGGGCAGATGGCGCTTGCCGCCGAGATCCACACTGACGACATCGACCCGGTCGACAAGCGCAAAGGCGCAGTGACGTTGGAGCGGGTAGAGGGCGCGGTGACTCGTGAGTACGCAACTATCCCGGACACCAGTGCTCGACTTTTGCCTGTGGTGCCGGCCCAGCCAAGCGCTATTCAATTTTCCAACTATCTCCAGCGACGAGGAATATTCGCAGTGCGTTCGTAGGTGTAGTTATAGGACTAAATAATACGTTGACTAGTATTATTTAGTCTGTAGAATCGCCTCCAAGCCAACCAGTGAGGTATTTTATAATGCTACCTAATCCTACCAGCAAAAACTTTCCAGATGCCTTGCAGAAAGCCCGTAAGAGCGCTGGCCTAACGCAAGAAGAATTGGCAAAAAAGGCTGGTGTCGCAAAAGTGATGCCGGGGCGTTACGAGCGCGGAATACACGTACCCGACATGGAAAATTGGGGAAAAATCAATCGCGCTCTTTTCCCTGATGCAAAAGAAAGCGAAATCGTAGCAGCCCAGAAATCGAAAGATTCAATGCTGAGCGAGGCTTCAATCGAAGAGATACTTGAAGAGCTCAAACGCCGTGGGTTCGCCAAAGTAAGTCTCTCAAACGCTTAATCCTTCATGTGAAGCCCGCTTTGTGCGGGCTTCCTGCTTATGAGGTAGTTATGGCCTTCTATGACGAAATGGCCATGATGGCCCTCGATCTAATTAAAGAGTTTGGCATGCAAGTAACCCTCCGCACTGTGACCCCGGGCGGGTACGACCCTGAGCTTGGCGAAACGACTCCCGAGACGATCACCGAGCAAGACGGGCATGGCATGCTGATCGACTACACCGGTCTTGAGTTCCAGGCCAACAGCCTGATCAATTACGGCGACAAGAAGCTGAAGCTCGCGGCCAATGGCCTGACCTCGGCGCCGTCGCTGCTGAGCAAGGTCATTGCCGATGGCAAGACCTGGTCAATCGTGCCCCCGCTGAAAGAGATCAACCCGGCCGGCACGCCGCTTCTGTACGAATTGCAGGTGCGCAGCTGATGGCCAACATGAAAGCCAAATATGGTGGCAAACAGGGCGGCTTCGCTCTGGAGCTGGCCAAGTTCGCCGAGCAAGCAACTGAGGCGATCGACGCCAGTCTGCGCGAGATCATCATCGAGGTTGCCGGTTCACTGATCCGCATGTCGCCGGTGGATTCCGGGCGGTTCCGAGGCAACTGGCAATTCAGTCTGGCGACGCCGGACAACAGCACAAGCCTGAACGTTGACCCGACTGGGGCCGAGACACTGGGCCGAATTGTTGCGGAGGCGGGCGCCTTCACTGCGGGCCAGGTGGCGTACATCACCAACAGCCTGCCCTACGCCATCCCATTGGAATACGGCCACTCGACGCAGGCGCCGGGCGGTATGGTCCGCGTAACACTTGCTCGCTTTCAGCAGATCGTCGACGAGGCGGTCAGGAATCACCACGTATGAGCCATCGAACCATTCGCCAGATCTACGAGGCTCGTCTTGCTGCGTGGGTTGCCGCCAGAGCGCCGGCATTGCGCATCGCCTATCAAGGCGTGTCCTTCACCCCGAACGACGGCGAGACCTACCTTGCAGCCTTCACGCTGCCGGCTGGGACCAGCAGCGCAACGCTGGGCGGTGACCATAGGGCCTATACCGGCCTGTTTCAGATCAGCGTCGTTACTCCAGCAGGAGCCGGCACCGGCAAGGCCGAGGGCATCGTCGACGAGCTGGCCGCGCTATTCCCGCTGAATGACCGATACGCCAAAGCTGGCATCACCGTCATGACGCTGACGCCGTTAGAGCCCGGCCCCGGCGTTCCAGAGGGCAATACCTGGACAATCGCCGCCAGTTTCCAATACCGCGCCGACACCAACTGACCCGTCGCAGAGCAACACCAGAGCCCGCCTTAGTGCGGGTTTTTTCATTTGTGCATGAGGAAAACCCATGTCTGTTTCGCTTCCCAACGGCGCGGTAGTCGCCGCGGCCTCGACGTATCAAGCGCCGAAGACCGTAACTGCCATCAGTAACGCCGCTGAGGCATCCTGCAGCTCTGTCGGCCATGGCTTCGTAGTCGGCGATATCTTGGAAGTCACTTCCGGTTGGTCCCGCCTGAACTCCCGCATCGTGCGAGTGAAGTCGCAAACGGCTGACGCTTTCGTGCTCGAAGGCGTGGACACCAGTAACGTCAGCTTGTACCCGGTCGGCGGTGGCGCGGGCACGGTTCGCAAGATCCTGACGTGGGTTCAGATCACCCAGGTGCTGGAGTTCACGACCTCGGGCGGCGAGCAGCAGTTCGTTACCTACTCATTCCTCGAAGAAGACGTAGAGCACCAGATCCCGACCGTGAAGTCGGCGTCGAGCTTCGCCATGACCATCGGCGATGACGCCTCGCTGCCGTGGTATGCGCTGCTGTCTGCTGCCAACGATGACCGCATCCCGCGCGCCGTGCGCATCACCCTGCCGTCGCAGTCGAGCATCCTCTACAACGGGTATGTGACGCTGAACAAAACGCCGACCCTGACCAAGAACGAGATCATGGGCTTGCAGGCCACTGTCTCGCTGACGTCCGAGCCGATGCGCTACTCGGCATAACCATCCAGCCCGCCACTGCGCGGGCTTTCTTTTTGGAGCAGTTGATGACCGTTAAATTCAGCCTCAAGGCCGCGCCGACTTTCAAGAAAGCGGTAGACCTTCCGGTCCATGGCGGCGAATCCGTCGCCGTGACCTTCGAGTTCAAGCACCGCACCAAGGCCGAGCTGGAATCCTGGGGCAAGGACATTCAGGGCATGACCGACGGCGAGGTCTTGGCGACCTACATTGCCGGCTGGGATCTGGACGACAAGTGCGAACTGGCCAGCTTTGACCTGCTGACTCAGAACTACGCCGGCACCGGCACCGTGATCACCGATGCATACATCGACGAGATCAAGCAGGCCCGCCGAAAAAACTAATCGACGCTGCTCGTAGGCTTTACGCGAAAAGCCCCGCCAAGAGCGAGCTAGCCGCGTTCGGCTTCACGCCCGAGGATATGGGCAGCGACGAATTCGAGATATGGCCCGACAACTGGCAGGCTCTGGATGTTTTTATGGCGATGGAGACGCAGTGGCGCACGGGCATGGGCGGGGCTACGGGGCTTGATTACGGGGTGTTGCCCGACGTGATGCGTCTGCGCGGCGTGCCCAAGTCCGAGCGTTCCGAGGTGTTCGACTGGGTCCGCCTGATGGAAGGCGAAGCGCTCGATCAGATGCGAGAGAAGAAATAGCTCAGCCGACCAACACAGCCCGCCATGCGGGTTTTTTATTGCCTGGAGAACTGCATGACCTCGATCGCCGAACTGGGCATTCGCGTAAATTCGGCCGAGGCCGCTCAGGCCGCTAATGACCTGGATAAGTTGGCCCAGTCGGGCGCAAGGGCCGAGAAATCAACGATCGGCCTGACCCAGTCGACAGAGAAGTCCGAGAAAGCCGTCAAGGGCATGGGTGCAGGGGCTAAGGGGGCCGAGAAGTCTACTGAAGGATTGACCAAGCAGACCGAAAAGCTCGGCATTTCCGCCAAGCAAACGGCTGCGGCCCTTCGCGGCGTACCGGCCCAGTTCACTGACATTGCTGTATCGCTCCAAGGTGGCCAGGCGCCTCTTCAGGTTCTCCTGCAGCAGGGCGGTCAGCTCAAAGATATGTTCGGCGGTATCGGCCCGGCCGCTCAGGCGCTGGGCGGTTACGTCGCCGGACTGATCAACCCGTTTACTCTTGCCGGCGCGGCGGCTGTAGGTCTGGCTGTCGCCTACAACAACGGTACTCAGGAGGCGGTCGCCTACAACAAGGCGCTGATTCTCACTGGTAATGCCGCTGGCACGACGGCAGATGCACTCGGCACTATGGCGCGAAATATCGGCGCTAGCGTGGGAAATACAGGCGCTGCGGCTGAAGTTCTGGCCCAGTTGGCCGGTAGCGGAAAGATCGCCTCAGATAGCTTCGAGGCGATCACCATCGCCGCGCTATCCATGCAAGAGGCCACCGGCAAGGCCGCGGCGGAAACCGTCGCCGAATTCGTCGAGATCGGCAAAGACCCGGTTGCCGCCGCCAAGAAGCTGAACGACCAATACAACTTCCTCACCGCCTCGATCTATTCGCAGATCGTTGCCCTGAAGAAAAGCGGCGATGAGACCGGTGCAGCCAAGCTACTGGCCGATACCTATGCAGACACGATCCAGAACCGCTCCAAGCAGGTCATTGAAAACCTGAGCCTGTGGGAGCGGGCATGGAAAGGTGTCGCAGCAGAAACAAAGAAGACCCTCGACGCCTTCAATGACATTGGCCGCGCCGAGGAATCCTCGAAGCGGATCGCCGATCTCAGTCAGCAGATAGCTGCCGCGCAGAGCGCTTTAAAGGGTGATCCGGACGACACCGATGCGCAGAAGAAGCTGGCGAACTCGAAGCTGGAGCTCGATTTCCTCGTCAAGCAGCGTGACACAGCGGCAGCAATTGCCGCTGCCCAAGCGTTGGATGGCAGTCGCCAGAAGGATGCTATCGCTGCTGCTGAGCGTATCGATGCGCTGACCAAGTCCGCCTTCACCAATGAGCAGTTGCGCGGCGCGGAAATCAAGAAGTACAAGGCGGATCTGGACAAAATCCGGGAGGTTAACCCCAGCGACGCGAGACTCAATCAGGCGACGATTGATAAGAACATCGCCAACATCAACGACAAGTACAAAGACCCGAAGGTCGCCGCCGTCCGCAGTGATGCCGGCGCCCAGATGCTGCTGACACTTCGCGCTCAGGAAAGCTCGCTCTCTGCTCAGCTGAAGAGCGACGACAAGCTGACCGAGGCGGAGCGCAAACGCGCCGAGATCACCCAGCAGATTGCCGACCTCAAGACGCGGTCGGTGCTGACGGCAGATCAAAAGAGCCTGCTGGCCAGTGAGGCCGGCATCAAGGCTCAGCTCGACAAGAACGTCGCGGTGGCCGAAGAGGTTCGGCTGCACAACGAGACGATCAAGCTGCAAGAGCGATCGGCGCAGATTCAGGCGACGATTACATCAGCCAGCGAGAGCAAGAATGATCAGCGCGCTTCGCAGCTCTCGACCATTGGACTGGGCCGTCAGGCTGCCGAGCGTGCCGCAGAGGATGCCGCCACCCGCAAGGAATTCCAGCGCTATCAGGATCAACTGAACAAGGCTACCCCGGCTGATCAGTTGGGTGGCTCGGCCTACAACGTCGAGTCCGGCAAGATTCGCGCAAAGCTGGACGAAGCGTTGGCCGCAAATCAGGACTATTACGACCAACTCGCCGCCAAGCAAAGCGACTGGAAAAACGGCGCAACCGCTTCTTTTCAGGACTACCTGGAGTCGGCGCGTGACGTTTCCAGCCAGACCTACGACCTGTTCAGTAACGCATTCAGCGGAATGGAAGACGCGGTCGCGAATTTCGCCATATCTGGCAAGTTCGCGTTTTCCGATTTCGCCAAATCGATTCTGGCGGACATGGCGCGCATTGCTACACGGCAGGCGGCCTCCGGACTTCTTTCGAGTCTTGCCGGCACTGCCGCCAGTGCGTACTTCGGTGGCGGTAGCGGCGCAGCATCGTCGGCGGGTTCGACCCAGGCCGGCTACAGCAATGTCGACTTTTCAGGGTACCGGGCTGCTGGTGGCCCGGTTGCGGCGAACTCGCTTTACGAAGTCAACGAGCTCGGCCCTGAGCTGTACAACGAGGGCGGGCGCTCTTACCTCATGACCGGCGCGAATGGCGGCAGCGTTACTCCGCTGACCTCTGGCGGTGGAGCTGGCGTTCAAGGCATGGGCGGTGGCGGCACTACGCAAATCACCGTGCAGGTGAATGTCGCGAGCGATGGCAGCACCAGCGCAACGTCGAGCGATCCGTCGTTTCAGCAGTTCGGCAAAGAGCTTGGCGACTTCGTTGAGCAGAAATATCGACAGTTGCTGCGCAAGGATCTGAGCCAGGGCGGCAGCATAACGAGAGCAATCAAAGGGTGATCTATGGCAATTGAGCGCTTCACCTGGCAGGTCGAAAAGGGCGCCGAGGGCGAGGTCAGTCAACGGGTGCGCACCAAGCAATTCGGTGACGGCTACAGCCAGTCGGTGTCGGACGGCGTCAACAACAAATCGCAGTCCTGGCCGTTCAGCTACACAGGCAAGGCCACCACGGTAAAGCAGATCATCGCCTTTCTCGACCGTCACGCTGGGGCGAAAGCCTTCCTGTGGACGCCGCCACTTGGCGAGCTCGGCCTCTATAAATGCACGGGTTACAAGCCTGCGAACAGGGGCGGGGATGTTTACGCCCTGACCGGCACCTTCGAGCAAACCTTTCATCCATAAGGAACTGCCACATGGCACTGATAACGGACATCCAGAAGCTGGAGCCCGGCGGGGAAGTGCGGCTATTTGAGATTGACGGCACGGAATATGGCGCCGATGTGCTGCGCTTCCATGGTCACGCCATTCCCCATACACCCGCCGAGCTACTGGCTTACGAAGGATCGACGGAAGAGCTGCCGGCGAAGTCGATTTGGTGGCAAGGCAACGAGTACGCGGCGTGGCCGGTGCAGATTGAAGGCCTCAGCTCGGACAGTGACGGCAGGGCGGCTCGACCGGTATTCAGCGCGGGCAACGTCAACGGGCGAATCACGGCGCTGTGCCTGGCCTTCGACGACCTGCTGAAGTTTCAGCTGACTGTTCGCGAAACCATGGCGCAGTACCTCGACGCGTCGAATTTTGCGGGTGGCAACCCGACTGCTGATCCGACGCAAGAGGCGCTGGAAATCTGGTTCATCGACCAGAAGACCGGTGAAGACGGCGAGTTTGTGCAGTGGGAGCTTTCGTCTCCGGGCGAGATCGATAACCACGGACTGCCTGGGCGCCAGATGACGACCTTCTGTCACTGGGCCATGACCGGTGGCTACCGCGGGCCGAACTGCGGCTACACCGGCGGCGCGATGTTCGATGACGACGACAACCCTACGGATGACCCGAGCAAGGACGAGTGCAAGGGTGGACTTAAGTCCTGCAAGTTGCGCTTCGGCGAGAACAACCAACTTCCACACGGCGGATTCCCCGCCGTCTCACTGATCGCCAGGAGCTGATCATGCGCAAGCACATCCTGTTGGCGATCCAGACACATGCCGCTGCCGAGTACCCCAAAGAGTGCTGCGGGCTGCTGCTGGCGGTGGGGCGAAAGCAGCAATACTTCCCCTGCCGAAACATCGCAGCCGAACCAGCTGAAGAGTTTCGGATTGATCCGGAGGACTACGCTGCGGCGGAGGATATGGGCGAGGTTATCGGTATCGTTCACTCGCACCCCGACGCCACCAGCCGGCCGTCGCCGCACGATTTGGCCATGTGTGAGGCTACCGAGCTGCCCTGGCACATCCTGAGCTGGCCGGAAGGCGACCTGCGTAGCATCACCCCAGTCGGCAATACGCCGCTGCTCAATCGCCCATTTGTGCACGGTGCGTGGGACTGCTGGCAGGTTTGCGCTGATTGGTACAAGCGCGAGCTGGGGCTTGAGTTCGAGTCCTTCAAGCGCGAGGAC